CTTTGTTTCCCTGGGTTGCCCCTAAGACTACAGATCTATACGATTGGATTGCCCTGCATCCACGTTAAGTCCCGAGGCCTCTAACACCCGAATAGCCAGCTCCCCCATGGTCATTCCACTTCCCCCTTACCAGATTCTTCATTTCAGCTCATCACGTTTTGACGGTGATTGGTAGGAGCGACTAGCCCTTAATCCTCGCAAAAAAGCTGGGCCTTCCCCGCTGTTCCGTCGTACCAGTTATTTTCCACCCATGAGCATCCAACCCTGCTTAAAATGTAGCCTCGATCTGCTGCTATGCCCTCGACTTTCCTAGTGGCACTGAGGCTCTCACCTAGGATGACGGGACCAGCCTCTCATTCAGGCTCAAATAGGCAATCGTTGCCAGGAATTTCTTAAGAGTTGCATCGAATAAGTGTCAAAAAAATGGTAACCACAGAAAACCTTTACAGAAACATACAATAACAGCTTGTAACCTTGGAAGATCGACATGCAAAGAAATAGTTTCTGGGACTCAATATCAGTATTCGCAACTGGACTATCAGCTGCAGAATGGGCTTGGCGAATCATAACTGTAGTATTCATTGGCGGCAGCGGCACTGTTAGCGCATTTATTGCAAAAGCAGATCCTCTATTCAGAGAGCTTGGCGCAGTATATTGGATTGGCGTAGGCATCATTGTTTCGCTAACAGTAACTTTGGTTTTCTATTCAATTAAGTGCACATCACTAAAACAAGCAGAAGCAGACTATCTTCGTGTGATGTCGATTCCAAAACACACAATAAACCCTTTAGCCGACAGCTTCAAAGACTTAATAATTCCAGTCGAAGATTTGAGACTACCGCGCACACAATCCCATGAAAACAAACATTTCAAACGATGCAAATTTGTAGGACCTGCATCTTTAGCACTAGCTGGCGGACAAACCCTAAGCAGTGACTTTATAGAATGCGGTGATATTGTGGCACTTCCAGAAGGAGTGGAAATGACAGGAATAACACTCCTATTAAACTGCACCATCGAAAATTGTGAATTTATAAGAACCTCCATTTTCGTAAGCCAAGGCTCTGGAAGAGCACTTATTGAAGCTGGCATGCCTGTAAAGGGAGTACTCCCACGAGTCGGATAGAAAACTCTGAAAAACTTTCGGCCTAGTTTCAAGTACAGGAGTCCATATGAGACTCCTACAACTGAGCCTAAACATATCCCCAGCTAAAAATCACTACACACCAAGCAGCAAGTAAGCTTGTAATTTATAATCGACATTCTCGGTTATTTTCTTCACTCATGTGAAATCAACCAAATACCCTGCACCCCCCGTCAGTCGTGGCTTACAGGGTATTCATCCTCTCCCCGCACACCAGTTAATCCCGCTCCCAGAAGCTCGTGCGCATTTTTGAAAACATACCAAAATCCATGATTTGAAATTTTTCACCCAATGAAACCGGGCACTTGGCCGCCACCCCATCCGTGACCGCTCTATGTGCTGCTGTGCAGCTGCGCTGCACTTCCCTTCAAAACTTTGCATTCCGTGCAATTGCCAATCCCCTGCAGAGCCCCACGGCCCGCCTGGGCTGCAGGTTCGTTTGCACTACATCCGGATTTGCACAAAAAAAGGACACAAGGCCCGTCGGCGGGAGGGGGATAAGTGCTTTTTCAGCTCGTTTTTTCTTTGGCCTGGAGTTTTCACCAGCTCCCGACGACAGCAAGCAGATCCGCCTCCACTGGCGCGCTTTATCTTCAGACGACAAAAAGCCCGCTGGCTGCGGGCTCGGTTGTTTGCGTCTGGGGGCGTTCAGGCTTTCTCTTGCCGACTTCTCACTGGTGCCCTATGACATGACTGCCTGAAGCGCGCAGGAGTCGCGTCATGCCGATATCGACCCGTAGGTCTTCCAGGTGCCAGGCGTACCGTCTGCAACGCATACAATCCCCTCAGCGCCACCTGCAGTCGGGAGTATGTAAGCCAGCTTCTCGCCTCGGCTATAGCGGCGTGCGCCGGTCGTGAGGTTAGTAACCGTATTAGGCTCTGCACCCATGTCGATCGAGCCGTTGTTACCCTCTACATAGGCTGGTCCCGAGATTTTCCCTGTGCCCTTGGACAGCACAATCGAAGACGCGCCGAGCGTCTCGTTGCGCTTGAGGGTCAGACCGTTCGAGCTCCAGTCGATGTTGACCAGCGCCGAGTTTGCCGTAGGTGATCCGATAAACTTGTTATCTTCCAGAACTAAACCACCCGAGTTATTTTTAACGTTGATTCCTAACTGCTTGGCATCACCTTTGCCATAGAACTTATTCGAACTCAAATTGATGCGGTAATTACCCGACGCAAGCAAGATCCCAACCTCGGTAAGCGAGTTAAAGTAGAAATTATTCTTCGTAAAGTCTTGATCGATACCGCCCTCGGAATTGATGACCCATGGCACAGCAAAACCCTCATCAAAATAAAAGTCATTTTGCGAGACATCTTGACCTCTACCATTGCTATTGATTGCGGTATCAATGCAGGTATTCAGCAACTCATTCCCGACTAAGGTCAATCCAGTTGTCCGCACATTCAGATACGACAGCCCGCCCTTACAATGAAAATGGTTATCACTGGCCGTTAGCCCCACAGACGTTTGTGCATATATATGACTTCCGCCCACCGGCATTAAAGAGAAATTTCCGGAGAACACAATTTTCGATGCACCAATGACAATTTCCGCCAGTGAATGGCCGTTATTTTTGAACGTATTGCCAAGCACATGTACGTTGTTTTTCCCGTACACAACGCCTTTCCCATCACCTTCGAAAATATTCCCCTCTACCGTGACCGGCTTGGACTCTTCAGCGCCGTATTGGCTTACTGCCACCCCGCAATAATAGTAGTTGTATCCAACCTGCGGAGCCATGCCCACGCCCAGGTCATGAAACACGTTCTTCGTCACCAAACCATACTCAACGGACATCATCGCGCCAATGTGGCACCCCATGATCGTATTCAGGGTAATTTGCGGAATAACACCCGTTTCAATATGGATACCCTTGGTGTACCCAAATATGAAGTTCTCTGAAATTATCGAACGTCTTTGCGAAGCAATATCGAGGTCGTTCAGCACCCCAGCCGTCAAGAATGCATTCATATAGGGGGGCGGATCTTTTGGGGTCCCACCGTCTCGATCAATAGGGTATTCGAACTCGATGCCTGTCCGCCCACAAGGAAGGCCGAGCACATCACGCGACATCCCTTCGGTATAACTCACCTTAAATTTTCTGCGATTTAAAACCACGTTATTCTTGGCGACATTCCCGAAAGAGAAGAAGAACACAATTCCGTCGCCGTTATTGTCCCACCCGGTAGGCCCGCTAACGATGTTGCCCGCTCCGCAATCAAGCAAGAAGCACTGTTCTACTGTCGTGAATGATGAACGAGTCACTGTGATCCCGTTTCCATAGACATCGTTGATAGCCACTCGGCGTATGGACACGTTCGCGCCATACGTCACGCTGATCGCGGCAGCCCCCCTGATTGCCGGAGAAGGGTGAGTCTTGCCCAGACTGTTGATCTGTCCCCCCTTGTTCAACTGCAGCGTGTAGTCGATGCCGATGTCTTCGATTGAAAGGCCATCAATGAAGTTTGTTCCACTCTGACCAGCGAAGTTAATCAAGGCCCCTTCGTTGCCGCCCTCTGCTTTCGCGATATAGCCAAATTTGAGGACAGAGAACGTCATCCCGCTGCCGCGAATCTTGATGTTCCCCCTGAATCCCGCCGCGCTGGTTTTACTGATTCGGCCGGCCACGAAGTACACCATCGGCGGAAAGTACAACCCGCCTCCCCCGGTGGCATTGATCGAGTCCAGCGCCGCATTGATCGCCGGCGTCCAGTCCCAGGTTGATCTGTCCGCAAGGTTGGGTTTTGAGGTGATAAAGCTTGCGAACTCCCAGATGCTGACCTCTTGCGATGAGAGCATCTGACCCACTGTGGTAATGGCATCCAACAACGGTACGCGCTTCCAGGGAGCCATCACCACAGCCTCTGCCACATCATGGCACTGCACGCGAATCCGGTAGTCCCGGCTCTCTGTCACCACCCGCAGGTCATACAAACCATTCGGTGCAGCAAACTGAATCAACCCCTGCTGATCGGTGATGAACGGATTATCGAGGGCCACGCCATTAGGCCCCTGCAGGCCTTTTATCAAGCTTTCGGTACCGCGCTGATAGAGGTAGCAGGCTGCCCCGCTGAGAATGTTCCCGGCGTCGTCCTGGGCGAAAAAATTCTTCAATTCCACTTTGTATTCCTTCGATTAAGCGGTGATGGGTTTCAACTGCGTGGCCAGCGCCAGTACTTGGGCGGCCTTCGCAGTGAATCCAGCGGCATCGGTTGGGCTTGGTGCTGGGCCGGGAACATGGGTATGGCTGGCCAATTGCGTGTTCATCGCCTGCACCAGGTCGAGAAGGTCACAGAGGATCTGCAGCGCGTTGACGCCTTCGGAGCCCAACCAGGTCTGAGGTGCCAAGCTGCGGCGGATGCCTTGAATCCGCTCCTGCAGATCGCCGCCTACGGTCAGGTTGAGTTTTTGGCCCACTACCTGGTTGAGATCGCGGCCGCTGGCCAGGTGCAGGTCGTCCAGCGCGGCCAAGCTCGCGGATCCGCCCGACAGCAGCTTGAGCGCGCCCAGCGCCTCGATCGTCTTGATCCCCCCGACAGACTCTTTCGAATGGTCGTCTACCGCTACCGTGCTGCTCTGGTGGCGCTCGGTGTTGGTCAGGCTCTCAACATCGCGTTCGATGGACTTGTCACGAATCCGGCCTTCGGTCTGGCGTGACCAGTTGCCATCGGCGTCAACGCGTTGCTGCGCGGCTTCGCTGTGTTGCCACACCTGGTCACCCTTTGGCACCTTGGGCAGGCTCAGGCCGTGCGGCAGGATCGTCTGGATATAGGGCTTGTTCGGCAGCCCATAGGCAAAACACACGACCACCTGGGTGCCTTCTTCCGGGAAGGCGAAAAAACCCATCTCATCCCCGCCCATGGGCATGGGCAGCGGCACACCGGCCAGTACTGGCAGTGCTGGGTCAGGCTCGCCGTCAGCATCGAGCAGCTCGATGTCCACCGCAAAACGCGGACGGAAGTCATCGCAGATCCCCGCGCTGGCCGGAGCGTCGGCCACGCCGATAACCCGGGCAAAGCGTGGCAGGTGGTAACCGCCGGTAAGTTCGGGGAATTGCCGCTCTACACTGCGGCGGATTGCGTCTTCCATCGGATCGCCATTTGGTTGCCGGTGAGCGTCACCTGGGTGATGCGCTCGCCTTGGTTGATGGATGCACCTGGTCGCAACCCGGGAAGGGCCGCGATCATCGCGCTCTGGTTGTTCTGGTAGTCATTGAACAGCGCGACCGGCAACTGCAGCGGCGAGCGGGCGCCAAAGAAGCTGTCGGCCCAACTGCCCACAAACACTTCACCGTTGCCCTGCTGCTGCCATATAAAGTCGGTGATGCCGAAAACCCGGGGCAAGCTGTCCATGGCCTGATAGCCGGCAGCCAGGTTGTAGAAGAACGGGGCTTTCACCTTGGCGTAAGCCTTGTCCGGGACGCGAAAGCTCAGCCCGGTTTTCTGGTTGATCTCGGCCAGCACCGTGCTCAGATCCGCATGGCGCAGGTTGAGCGGCAACGGGTTGGCCAGAATCGCAGCCAGCTCGCGGCAGAACAGCACCTGCTCGACCGCGTTGGACGGGGTGCAGCGCTCGACGTAACCAATAAAATGGCGCTGCAGCTGCTTGTCGTTGTAGCCAATGTCGAGCGTCACCAGCCCTTTCACCGGCGCCGTTGCCTGGATGGTCAGCGTGGCCCGGCCCGGGGTACGCAGTTCATGGCGCACGTCATCGCTGATCAGGGGATACACCACCCCGCCGATGGTCAGCACCTTGTGCAGTTTCATGCTCACAAGACACCGCCCAGGTAGTTATCCAGCTGTTTCAGGGTGGCTTCAAAACCGGTGAGCTCATGCCCAGCCTCGTTGGATCCGCCTGTACCTGGTGCAGTTACCGACTGTCCCGGGGCGCCCTGCTGGGTCACACCCTGGCCCGCTCGGCGCGTCTCTACCCGCTCAGGGTTCGAGAGCTTTTCCGACAGGGTGAATTGCACCAGCCAGGCCCGCAGCGTGTCGTCTTCCCGGGCGCTGACGCCGTCAGTGAACTCCACCTGGCGCACGCCAAACGCGGACGCGGTGTCGTTAACCACCCGGTAGGTTTTGAGTTGGCCACCGCTGCCGGTCGCTTCCGCCAGGCGCATCAGGTTGCGCAAAAACGTGCTGTCGACGAACGGAATCTGCAGCGTGACCGCCAGTGTCTTGGGCTTGAACCCTTTGTGCGCGGAATCGGTGTTGCTGGTCTGGCCGGACAGGTCGTCGCTTTCGATCCGCAGGTTGGCCGTTACCTTGATGTTTTTGCCGCGCACCTGTTCGCCATCGAGCAATAAGG